TGACGACGACGACCGCCACGACAAGGAACTCGACAAGAGCGATGTCACCGTTGCGGTCGGCCTCTATCGGTTCCGCATCAGCCAGGCCGATTTCATCGCGTGGTGCGACCGGGTGAAACAGGACGCCGGTTTTGACAAGGAAAGCGTGCTCAAGGAAATCCGCATCCGCCTCGGACTATGAAAATCACCCTCGAATCACTGGATGCCACGCGGCCGTCAACATACAATCCGCGCACGGCCGACCCGGCGCGGCTCGACCTGATAGAGCTGTCGCTTCGCAAGCTCGGCTTCATCGCCCCGATCTTCGCCGACGCGGACGGCGAGATTCTTTCCGGCCACCAGCGCCACCTCGTGGCATCGCGCATGGGTGCCACGCATGTTCCGGTGTTCCGCACCAAGGCGCTTGATCTCGACCAGCGCAAGGCGCTCAACATCGTGTTCAACCGGGCGACCAACGACTTTGATTTCAACAGCACGCCTGGCAAAATCACCCGCGAACTCGAATCGCTTGACTTGCATGCGCTCGCCGCCCGCATCCCCGACAAGCCGGTCGGCAGTGACGCGTTCCTGCGTTGCGTGAAGCCCGCGGAAGTCGGCGTGAAGGACCTATGCAAAGCCAACGCCGGCCGCTGGATCCAGTATGCCCGCAACCTCGCCCGCACGCTGCATCGTCACGGCATCCTCATGCCCATCGTCTGCCGCGAGGATCTATCAGTCATCAACGGTATCGGCCGGCTGGAAATGCTGGCTGAGAAGGGTGCTGCGTTCGCGCCGGTCGTGTTCGTCACCGATGAGGAGGCGGAATTCGCCAGGGCCATGATGAACCTGCTTTCAATGGACTTCGACATCCACACGCGTTATGCCGACATGCTCCGCTTCAATTCGTTCCGCAGGGCGCGGCGCGTGCGGCGTGAATTGGGCAACGGATTCATCTTCGCAGTTCATGGTGCCAAGCCATGCAAGGATTTCGACATCGCCAGGGCCGCCGACCGCGCCAGATGGACGAAGGAACACGGCACCACCATCCTCGACTTCGGGGCCGGCCACTTGACAGAAACATTCCTGCTCCGCCAGCAGGGAATCGACTGCACTCCGTTCGAGCCATACCGGTTGGGCCCGGGCGGCATCAACAAAGACGAGAGCGTGGAACTCACGCGTGAATTCCTGGCACAGGTGGCGGCCGGCAAGGACTGGACCAGCATCTTCATCGCCAGTGTGCTCAACTCGGTGCCGTTTCGCGAGGACCGCGAACACATCGCCTGCCTGTGCGCGGCGCTCTGCCGCCCCAACACCAAGGTTTATGCCTGCGCTTCTTCCGCGGGTGAGTCCGGTTGGAGGCAGGTCAATGGCAAGGCGTTCATGAACGAATCCAACGCGGGTAACATCGCGTTCCGCTTGGACTACGAACCGGGCATTCGCATCGGCGACTTCCAGGACAAGCCGAAGGTCCAGAAGTATCACACCGAGGCCGAGTTCCGCAACCTCTTCGGCCCGTTCTTCCGCACGGTGAAGGTCGATGATTTTTCCAACAACATCAACGCGGCCTGCGCGTCCGCATTGCCAGTCGATAGGGACAAACTGCGTGCCGCCATTCAGTTCGAGTTCGACCTGCCCTATCCGGACGGCACCCGCATGAACCTCGTGAAATCCGCCATGGACGCCTTCTCCAAACGTCTTCAGACTACCCTATGATCATCCTGCTAGACCTCAACTACACGCTGGTGGCGAACTCGCCCAAGCACGGCACCACGCCCGAGCGCATGGAACGACGTCTCGCGGGTGAGCAATACCGGCAATGGCTGGTGGAGCTTGTCCGGCCCCATACCGTCGTGCTCATCACCGCACGGCCCGTGACGTGGATGATCAAGACGCTCGACCGCATCGAGCGGGAAACCGGATGGACTCCCGACGACGCGTGCTTCGCCCCCAAAGGGTGGTGGAATCCCCCGGCGATCAAGGAGCACCTGCTAGGGACGACGGTTTTCCCGGTTCACGGCAGGGATGCCAGCTACCTCGCCATTGAAAGCAACCCCCGGACCCGCGATATGTACGCCAAGTTCGACATCCCGTGCTTCTGGGTGACAGAGGAAGGCACCTGCCTGACAGAGGGCACCCGGATCGTCAAACGACTGCCGCGTTGAGACCACAGCGCTTGGAGCGTGAGTGTGCGTGCCGTCAAAAAAATGAGCCTGCCCCTTGCGGAGCAGGCCCTACGAGGCAGGTGGTCGGCCGGTCCTTCCCGGTTCGATCTACACGCATGACTCCTACTATGCCCGGAGACATGTGGGTGCTGCCAAGAGCCGGAATATATCATGGGCTATCACGCAGTCAATTCCGAAATTCTTCCGGAATCTCTCGCCTGAGGGTTACGGCATGGAGCAGTGTGCATTGAATTTGCGATTGACGTTCTTCCCCGTTATGACATTTTCACGGCGAGGCGAAGACGTTATCGGACGTAGGGAGCAGGGCTCGTACATTGCTCGTCGCCTCACCCATCATCCGGGTGTAGCGAGGTTCTGCGAATGCGCCTGCCGCGTTGACACTGCTCACGCGGGCATGAGCGACACCGATCACGTGATGCCTTCCGGTCCCTGGCAATTCGACAAGCAGGTCACCGATGTCTTTGATGACATGCTCCAGCGCAGCATCCCGCAATACAACGCGATGCGGATGGTCGTCTTTGAGGTCGGCAGGAAATTCGTGCAACCCGGCACCGCCATCATTGACATGGGATGCTCCCGTGGCGAGGCGCTGCTTCCCTTTGCCTCCAACTTTGGCGACGCCAATGAGTATGTCGGCCTTGAAATCAGCGAGCCGATGATCGAGGCGGCACGCGGGCAGTTCGCCAGCCACCCGCACGGCAAGCGCGTCACCATCCAGCGTGCCGACCTGCGCCACGAGTTCCCGGTCGTGACATCCAGCGTCGTGCTCTCGGTGCTCACCCTGCAATTCACTCCCATCGAATACCGCCAGCGGATCATCCGCCGCGTCTTCGATTCGCTGGCCCCCGGTGGTGCCTTTGTACTGGTTGAAAAGGTGCTCGGTGCCAGCGCGGAACTGGACGAGGCATTCGTCGAGTTATTCCTAACGATGAAGGAGCGCAACGGATATTCGCCCGGTGAGATCGACCGCAAGCGACTCTCGCTCGAAGGCGTGCTGGTGCCGGTCACCGCTCGCTGGAACGAGGACCTGCTGCATCAGGAAGGCTTTGCCTCGGTGGATTGCTTCTGGCGCCATCTGAACTTTGCCGGGTGGGTGGCCGTGAAGCCATGAGCAAGGGCAGTCAATCGGAAGAAGCCAAGCCGACGCTGGCACCGGAGATCGCGGAGAAGATTCTCGACGCGGATTTCCAGAACGTGGTCCGCAAGGTCGCGGCGGGAAGGCCACTCACGGTGGCCGAGCGTTCGCGCATTGAGGCTCGTGCGGCAGGAAGCGTCGAAACATTGGCATACGCCAAGACGCTGGTGGAACTGGCCGCGGTATTGGGCGTGACCCGCAGGACGCTCACCACCTGGCAGAAAATGGAGGGTTCGCCCAAGCCCCTATCCAACGGATTGTGGCCGGTGGCCGACTGGCGCGAGTTCGTCAGGGTCCGGGGACTCAAGGCAGGGAAGACGCCGGTTGGCAACGAGGAGGCGCTCAAAGCCCGAAAATTGTTAGCCGAGGTCGAGGAACGTGAACTGAGAATCGCCGTCAAGAAGGGCGAGTATGTCCCGCTCCATCAGGTTAGAACCGAATGGATCGGACTGGTCGCCCAAGCCACTTCCATCCTGCGGGCGAAATTTGAAAACGAACTCCCGCCCATTCTATCAGGTCTCGACGCCACCGGCATCCAACGGGAGTGCCGCCAGGCGATTGACGAGGTTCTCCGCAGCCTTCACGAATCATGAAAATCCTGCACGACATCTGGCGCGAAGCGTGGCAGCCGCCCGACCGCCGGCCGCCATGGCAATGGTGCGAAGATCACATCGAGGGCATTCCGTATTCACCCAATCCGGGCCGCTTCCGGTCAGAAAACTCGCCGTGGATACGCGACGTCATGGAGGCAATCGTCGATCCACGCATCCGGCTGGTATCCATCATCGCGTCGGTCCAATCATCGAAAACCACCGCGCCCGAACTGACCCTTTGCTACATCATCACCAATTTGCCCGGCCCCACGCTGTGGCTCGACCAGACCGACGAGGATGCCCGCGACTATTCCGAAGCGCGGTTGCAGAAGTTGTTCGACCAATGCCAGCCCGTGGACCGGCTGATGCCCACCGGCATCCACCGCCACAAGCGCAAGAACAACGCAATTCACTTCAACAACGGGATGGTGCTGTGGATTCTGGGGGCTCACAACAAGACCAACCTGCAGCGCCGGTCGATCCGCTGGCTTGTTGGGGACGAAACATGGCGTTGGCCCGAGGGACACATGGCCGAGGCCGAGGCCCGCGTCACCGCGTTCGGCTGGCTGGGCAAGTGCATCTTCATGAGCCAGGGCGGCGAGGAGGACGACGACACGCACCGCAAGTTTCTAACGACCGACCAGCGCGAGTGGACGTTTGCCTGTCCGGAATGTGGCCACCGCCAGCCGTTCAGGTGGGAATGCGTCGAGTGGTCAAAGTCTGCCCGCGACGAATTCGGCGAGTGGGATTTCGATGAGGTGAGACGCACCGCAGCCATGCGCTGTGAGTCGTGTAACCATCATTTTGACGACGGCGACCGGATGCGGCGGGAACTCAACGCCACCGGCAAGTTCATTGCCAAGAACCCGAAGGCGTCGAAGGAAAATGTTGGATTCCATTGGAATGCGCTGTGCGCGATGAGCTGGGGGCAGCTTGCCGAACTGTACCTCCGCGCCAAGGCGGCGGCCCGCAAGGGGGATGTCTCGTTGCTCCAGCAGTTCTATCAGAAGCGGCTTGGCCTGCCGTGGCGTGAATACGTCGAGGATTACAAGCTGGAGATCGTCAAGTCCGGGTACAAGCGCGGCGAGTCGTGGGAAGAAGAAGGGGCCATCAATCCGAAAACCGGGACCATCCTCGCCGCCCCGCTGCCAGAGCGCAACGGCTTGATCCCCTTGCGCTTCATTACCGTGGACTGCCAGATGGACCACCTGTTCCTCGTGGTTAGGAGCTGGTCGGCGGAAGGATCGAGCCGCCTGGTGTGGAACGAACGCGTCCTGACCTTCACCGACATTGATGTGATTCAGGAACGCTTCGGCATCCATCCTAGCCTTGTCTTCCTCGATGCCGGATACGCGACCTACGACGTCTATCGGGAGTGCGCCAAGCGGGGGTGGGTGGCGCTGATTGGCGACCGCCGCCCTGTCTATCCACACAAGGGGCGCGACGGCAAGACGGTGCTGCGGTTCTATTCGCCGCGCCGCAAGGTTGTGCTCACGCACCGGCAATCCTGCCACGTCCATTACTGGAGTAATCTCAACATCAAGGACACGCTCGCCCGCCTGCGCCGCAATCAGGACGCCAGACAGGGGCCGACATGGGAAGTGCCCGACGACATCGACGACGACTATCTCGCCCAAATGGAGAGCGAGCAGCGGGTGAAGGAAAAGGGCCAATGGATGTGGAAGCAGATCGGCAGCCGGCCCAATCATTACTTTGATAACGAGGCAATGCAGGCGACCGCAGCCACGATGCTCAAGATCGTTGGGCGCGAAGCGGTGGCGAGTGCCCCGGTTGACACCCCGGACGGGGAACCATGAAAATACTGATCCTTGTCGCCACCCTGTCCCTGCTGCTGCCCGCCTGCACCACGCCGCCGCCCGTCAGCGGTTCCGTCGATAGCAAATTCGGCGGTATCAGGCTGCTTCCTGACGGCCGCATCGAAATCACCGTGAACCCCAAATCCGCCAAGTGACCATGAGCACGGCAATTTGGGCAAGAATTCAGGCATTCGTCGGCGTGGCCACGCTCACGCCTTACGCGCAAACCAAGGCCCGCGAGTGGCTGCTCAAGTGCCTGGAGGCCGGCATCAAAGTAAAGATCATCACCGGCACCCGCACCTACAAGGAACAGGATGAATTGTTCGCCCAGGGGCGCACGGCACCGGGGCTGAAAGTCACCAACGCCCCCGCCGGTTACTCATGGCACAACTTCGGTGTGGCCTGGGATTTCGTCGTCTTCGATGCCGATGGCGAGCCGCAGTGGGAAAGCCCACTGATGGAGGAATGCGGCAAGATCGCCGAATCGCTCGGCCACGAATGGGGCGGTCGTTGGACCAGTCCCCAGGACACCCCGCACGTCACCGTGAAAATCGGCTGCACGCTGGCCGAAGCACGCCAGCGCGTGGCGGAAGGCAAATGGTGGGCTTGACGGCCCAAAGTGTACGCGCAAACATCGGCGCGATTTCTTCCAGATTTTCTTGACGTAGGTTGACAAATTTCTAGCATCCCCCTAACGCAAAGCGATAGGAAAATCATGGAAGCTGAAATCAAAGAGCGTCTCGTTTGTGGAGGTTGCGGGAACAGATTCATTCTGACGATTCCGGCAGAGACGAGCAAACCGAGACCTCAGTCCATGTGCCCCAACTGTGGACAACCGTTGGCCCCGGCCCCACCAAAGCAAAGGCGCAAGATCCACGATAGTAAAAAGTCGCTACAGCAGTATTTGGAGAAAGCTAAGGCTACAGCAAGTCAAACCAGATCATTGTGGAAACGGCTCGTAGATTCACTGACAATTGACTGGCCTAGCGAATTCTTTCAATTGCGTCGCTGCCGAAGTTGCCATTTGACCGTAATGTCGGCTCCGAATCTCTGCGCGAGCTGCGGAGGACCGATGGTCAGCGTCGATCCCGCAGTTCACTTGGATGACCTCGACGATTCACTCGTTCGCAGTCATGTCACGAGGCAGTCCATGGCCCGCATCATCACAAGGGTCAGAGTATGGATGCTGATCATCGGAATCGGGACGGTCTTCGTATTGTATGTTGCTTTGACGCTCTTCAAAGCGTTGTTCTTCTCGGCACTCACGATAGCCGCGCTTGTCGGCAGCTATTATCTTTGCGTCCGATGGATAAACGCAAAGTTGAGATCGTCTTCAACAAATAACTGTAATCGTCTAGAGCGTCGTCACAAAGATACCAAGCTGCTAGACATCACTCTGAAGGACATTGTCTATCCGTTTTTCGACCGCAACAGAATTGATCCATTTGAGAGCCCCGCTTTCGAACAAGATGAACTTGTTCTTCTTAATCGCACGCTTGATTCTCGCGGATTATCTTTCTCCCCCGAAAGACTAGAAGCATTCTTGTCCAGTGCGGCCTTGGATCGGGACTACCAAAGGTTCGCGGTTCAGGCGGAACGCATGACGAACGAATGCGGCGATGAGATTACAGGCTATGCTTCGCTATATCCGGACACTACCTATGACGGAAGACTCCTTCCATTTCTGCAACAGTATTTGGCTTCCCTTGGGCAGGAATGGTCCCTAAGCGATCTCCTTCCGAAGGTTTCGGAGCAACGCCAAATATACAAGCAACGTGGTTTTGAGATGGATTTGGAGTTGCGCAAAGGGGGAACCGGACAGACGATCTCCATTAATGACGTTGATCGAGTTGATCCGTTTAATTTTGAACTGCTACTTGGCATGATCTTCGAGAGTGAAGGTTACAGTTTCGAGGAGACCCCGAAGTCAGGGGACCAAGGGGCAGACGTCCTTCTGGAGAAGGCAGGCGAGCGAACGGTCGTTCAGGTCAAGCTGTACTCACAGCCCGTAGGCAACTCGGCCGTTCAAGAGGCTATTGCGGCCAAGACGTACTTCCGGTGCCACCATGCCATGGTGATCACCAACAACACATTCACAGCGTCCGCCCGTGAATTGGCCACCAGAGCCTCGGTGCAATTGGTAGAGAGAAATGGTCTGATCAAGATGATTGATGCCTTCAACCGCTCGCCCAAAGACTACCACCGCCTGAGGGTTTTGATGACGCCTAAAGATGATATGAATGAGCGATATTGAGATCGCATTTTTTTTGATGGGTGCCATTGGCATCATCTGAAGGGTGTCCTGATGACCAACCATGAGCATGTTTAGGATTGCGGACGGCTAATCCCAAGGATCTTAGCCTCATTGCCTGACGCCTCCTTTGGCAATTGCCGCCGGACATAATATCCCAGATCCCTCTCAGCACCAGAATTGGATGAAAATAGCGGAGAAATGGATGGAAATGGAGGTATGTTTGCTGTGCGCCATGCTACCACCCCACATCCAGCCCTCCAACGAGATGCTCCGCCTGATCGCGTCGATTGACGAATTCAAGGGTGAATGGCGGGCGGTGGAAAGCATCAAACCCGAGCGACTCCGGTCGCTCAGGCGGGTAGCCACCATCGAGAGCATCGGCTCTTCGACTCGGATAGAAGGGGCCAAACTCAGCGACCGTGAGGTGGAAAATCTCTTGAGCGGACTGGAAACCGAATCATTCCGTACACGCGACGAACAGGAAGTCGCCGGGTACGCCCATGTGATGGAGACCATTCAGGCTTCGTGGCCGGAAATAGCGGTGACAGTGGGCATCGTCCAGCAACTCCACCGGGATCTCTTGCGCTACAGCACAAAAGACGAGCGCCACCGCGGCGAGTGGAAATGCCTGCCGAATCATGTGGTAGCGGTCGGGCCTGACGGCAGGCAGATAGGCGTCATCTTCGAGACAGCTACGCCGTTCGACACACCAAGGCTGATGGAGGAGTTGCTCGTCTGGCTGGCAAAAGAGGAACACGTTCAAAGCCTGCATCCGTTGCTCCGCATCGCTGTCTTTGTCGTGATATTCCTTGCAATCCACCCGTTTCAGGATGGCAACGGCCGTCTTTCGAGGATCCTCAACAACCTGCTGCTCCTGCGAAGCAGTTATTCTTTCGCATCCTACAGCTCGCTGGAAAGCGTCATCGAGCACAACAAGGAAGCCTACTACCTTGCGTTGCGGCGCACACAAACGACGCTCGGGACGGACACGGTCGACTGGGAGCCGTGGATTCTATTCTTCCTTCACTCGGTCCAATCCCAAATTGAGCGCCTGCGTGCGAATCTTGGCGGGGTGGAAGTGAAGGATGAACGGCGGGACCTCTCACCGTTGGCGGAAAAATTGGCCGCGCTTCTCGTCGGACGCGGCACACTCACCGTGGCGGATGCCGCAGCAACCACCGGAGCAAACCGCAACACGATCAAGGACAAGTTTACCGAGCTTGTCGGTAATGGGCTCGCAGAGCTTCACGGCAAGGGACGCGGCGCGCACTACCGGCCATTGATACGTTGATAAGTCACTTCGGGCATGGCCCGAGGATTATTCATTACCGGATTCAATGTTTCAGAGGTGCTCGCCATCCAGCGCCGAGCCAAGGAATTGTTGTTGGAGGGCAAGACGATCCTCAACTGGAATGACGCCGACACGTCCGTCTCAAAGCAATTCAGCATGTCCGTCGCGGAAGTCCTTGATGAATGCAGCCACGCGCTGCGCATCCTCGATCCGGTGACTTACGGCAGGCCCCGCATCGCAGTTACTTCATTCATCGACGGCTATCTCCCAAAATGATCAATTTCAAGAACATCGCCTTCCGCCTGCTGCCCCCCATCCTCGTCCTCAAGGCGTGGAGTTCTCCGTTTGAGGCGGCTAACTGGTCGCCGCGCCGTGGCACGGTGCCAGGCGCCTCACCGACCGACGCCCGCAACGAACTCACGCCGGGCGTGCGCACAGAGTGGGTCCGCAAGTCGCGATACCTGGCATGGCCAACGGCAATTGGAACTCAAAACCTTGTCAGACCACTTCCAGGAGTTAGGCGCTGATTTTGCTGAGGAAATCGAACGCCGCGCCACCGATGCGAAGCTCATTATCGACACAGCCGCCAAGGATGGCGTGCCGGTGGAGATGCTGTGGAAGCCGACTGGTTCCGCGGCAGCAGTGCAAATCGGCGGCGTGAAGGCCCAATAAGAACAGTCAGAAAATGATTAGAAAAATAATTTGATTTTTCTTGACCCTGCGGGGGGGGGGCTAACAAAGCGTGGAAGTCATTCAAATCAATTATGAAACAATCCCTTACCTCAACATTCGGGCTGGCCGTATTGGCTGGCATTTCCCTCGTTACACCGGCTTTCGCCGTCGTCACCATGAGCTGGACAAGTATCGGCAACCCCAATAACGCGGCGGACCCGTCAACCCCCTACGGATCGGTGGACCACGCCTATGACATTGGCACTTACGAGGTAACCAACGCTCAGTACGTGGATTTCCTTAATGCCAAGGGAGCATCCAACAGCAACGGGATTTACACTGGGACCATGGGAAACACAGGAGCCTACGGCAGCAATATTCTCCAAAGCGGCTTTAGCGGCGGTTACACTTACAGCGTGAGCAGCACCTACGCGAACCAGCCCGTGGTTGGAGTGACGTGGTTTGATGCGGCCCGCTTCAGCAACTGGCTGGGCAACGGCCAGGGCAGTGGCAGCATGGAGACTGGAGCCTACACGCTCAACGGTGCCACTAGCGGAATCATCAATGTAAACCCTGGTGCCGCAGTTTATATCCCAAGCGAAAACGAGTGGTACAAAGCGGCCTATTACAATGGAGCCAACTCGACCTACTCGCTCTATCCCAACGGGTTGAATACGATCACCGCGGCGGACGCGAACTACAACGGTGCCTTGGGCGGAGCAACTGACGTCGGCTATGGCAAGGCGAGTTCTTCTGGTACGTTTGGCCAGGGCGGCAACGCCTGGGAGTGGAACGATGCGGTCATCTCCGGCTCGTCGCGCGGGCTGCGTGGGGGCTCCTGGGGCAACAGCGCCTTCGGCCTGGCCTCCTCGGGCCGCGGCATCGGCGGCCCGTCGGTCGAGTACGACATCGTTGGCTTCCGTGTTGCCAGCGTCCCTGAACCAACGTCGGTCTTCCTAGCGATATTCGGTAGCGGAGTGATGTTGACCCGCCGCAAACGCTGATTCTTCCCTTTTATTCTTTATCTCTTTGTCCTTTTTCTTCGGGGAGCGTCGCCATCCTGGCGGCAGGATTTGGCATCCTGCCAAATCCTCTTCGGGGGAGGACGCCGATTTCAGAAGCCAAGCCTGCACGAAGAGTCTCCGGCAGGATGCCGGAGACAGCCGCCAGGATGGCGGCGCTCCCCACCGCCGCAGGCGGTCGTTTTTTTTCAGCTAAAAATGAAGCCACCCGGATCAGACGCGCCCATCGTTCTGGTGAAATGGTATGCCTACGCCAAATGGGTTCTCGAGCGGGTGGAGAGCTTTCCGAAGAGCCAGCGTTTCATTCTGGGCCAGCGGCTGTCCAATCATGTGATGGACGTGCTGGAGACATTGGTTAAAGCCAGCTACGCACGGGACAAGGCTGAGTTGCTTATCAAAGCCAACGAAGGCATCGAGATGACTCGCTGGATCATCCGCATGGCGCATGACCGCAAGCTGCTGGCACCGAGGCAGTTCGAGTTCAGCGCGCTGCAACTAAACGAGTGCGGGCGGATGGTGGGCGGATGGCTGAAATCGAAAAATCCCCAGTGAGAAAAGATTGAATTAGGAAGGCGGGAAAGCAGGAATCAGTCTCTTTTCTTTTCCTGCATTCCTCATTCCTCCCATGGCACGCACCTACAACAACCTCCACCCGCAGATCTGCTCGTTGGAAAACGTGATGGCCGCCGCCCGAACGGCTATGCGCGGCAAGCTGAGCGGAGCCGCTGCCGCCCGCTTCCACGCCCGCTGGGAAACCCACGCGGTGCGCCTGCATGAGGAACTCACCACCGACACCTGGCGGCCCGGTCCCTATACCTATTTCGACATTCAGGAGCCGAAGTTGCGCCGGGTGGCCGCCGCGCCATTCCGGGACCGGGTGGTGCATCACGCGTTGGTGCGGGTGCTCGAACCGCTTTTCGAGAGGAAATTTATCGAGGACAGTTTCGCCTGCCGGAAAGACAAGGGCACCCATGCCGGAGTGCGGCGCTGCGCGGGATTTGCCCGGCGTTTCCCGGTGGTGCTCAAGTGCGACCTGCGGCGGTACTTCGCCAGCATTGACCACGAGATTCTGCTGCTGCGCATCGGCATGACCGTGGCGGACACGGCGACGATGACCCTGAT